GCCTCACTGAAGGTATTGCGGCAAGCGAGATTGACGATGGACAAGACGACATAAGCGTTCCGCTGAAAGCTGGCGGGACTGCTGAGCGTAGGCGTATTTCGAGATTCATTGATGACGCAAACGGCGTAGTTCGCTTTATGGTGCGGTGATAAATGCCAACGGCTGTACCAGAGTTAATCGCACTGGAGATTGTGGATCGTCTTGAGGACATCACGACGGTCGGCGGTTATGCGTTCACTGTTTCGGAAGTCAAGCGACCTACACGCAACGGAGAAAACTTGCAGCGAAAGCATTTAGGTATCGGGGTGATTCAAGGTCCATCGGAGCGAGTTCCTGAGCGAGACTGCCCAGGCAATCCGCCAGCTATCGCGTATCAAGTCACGTTCAATCTTGAGTGCATCTGTAAGGATCCCGAAGCAAGTACCGCAGCACATGCAACCAGCGAGAACGAAATGGCGGCGGCAGTCGTTAAGGCAATCGCCTCTGACGGTTCAACTTGGTACACGATGAACGGAAACGCAATCTATACGGACTTTGGAACCAGCGAGCCTTTTGAGCCGAGCGACGGCGAAATGAATGGGGTGAAGGTGCCAGTGATTGTGCTTTATCGCGTTGCCGAAAACGACCCATACACGGTACGAGCATGATTGGCATTGGAGTTAACACTGCATCGCTTGCAAGCTTGAAGCAAGCCATTGCGGGCACGAAAGCGACGCTCAGGAAAGAGCTAAAGATTGCAGTTAATGCGACTGCGAAAAAAGCGAAGTCGATTATCAACAAAGAGATTCGCAGCGAGTTGGCCGTAACTGCAAAAGTAGTTAACGACACGATACGCATAAAGATAACGGCGACGGATACGGAACTGTCGGCCACGGTTGAGGTAAAGAAGACGGCACCAATTAGCCTGCGTGAATTCGGCGCGAGGCAAACGAAAACCGGAGTTAGTTACAAGATCAGCAAGACGAAAGGCCGCAAGACGGTCTCGGGTGGCTTTCAAGGTCCAAAGCCTGGATTGATGAAAGCAAGCTGGCGGGGACATGCGTTCAAACGAGTTGGCAGCACAAGATTGCCAATCGTCAAATTGCATGGGCCAAGTCCGTATGGCGTGATGGTGGTCGGCAAGAAGTTCGTTGCGCTTGACATTGTGACTGCAGCGTCGTAGATCGACTTCATAAGGTCGGTTGCTGACAAGTCCCAGACGCCATCAGATGATGCTGCGGCGAGAAGGCTGTCGGCTGCAAAGTTATCCACAGACGTGAGGTACTGTCCGGCGAGGTCGTTCAAGATGATGCCCATAGCGGCAGGATCTGTGAAGTCCATCGTCTGCACTGACATGGATACCTGACCAGCGAAAGTTTTTTTCGTGATCACGTTCGAAGCGATGACACCCGTGGTCGCTGATACGCCGGTAAGTTCCGTGGTCTGCTCACCAACTGAAACGTGGGTAGTCCAGGTGGGGCGAATGAATGTAGCGGAAGCACCGTTGTTTGGCATTGCGCGTGAACCGAAGTACGTCAACACTGGCGCGATGTAGTTAATATCCTCAAACACTGGGCCGAGAATTGGTACAGGCGTCAAGCCCGGTACGTTGGCAACCAGTTCGTCGCCAGCAGCTGCGGCGATCTGTGGCTTGTGATACTGGCGGTACTCTTCCCACACGCGCTGTGCGCTAGCGGCAACATCGCCGCCGGCGTGCATCGCGGCAACAAACTCTGCAGCATTAGGCAGGCGTGGCTCACGCTTCGCACTTGCGAAGATCGGTTCGGTAGGTACAAGTTCGGCGGGCTGATCCATTGGGGGGTTCTCCTCTTCGGTTTCTTCTGTGAATGGTATATCAGATTCTTCGGGTTCTTGGTGGATACTCGCAGTGACGCTAGAAATGGTCGCGCCGGCAAACGCTGGGATAGGTACAAGCGACAGCTCTAACCAGTCGCCTTTGGTGATGGTCATGACTTTTGTGGTCTCGTCAAAGGTGTACTCGACGGGGTTAACGCCAACGCTCACAGAGTCCAGTACGCCATCAAGTGCGAGGGTCATAGCGTCGTCACCCATAGCGGTGCGGCTGACTTTGGCGCTGAACAACATGCCGGCGTCAGATTCGACGCGATCAGTGACGATGCCGACCGCCATTTCAGACTGGTGGTACATAAAGAGCTTGGGGGCTTTGCCGTCTACCGGGAGTGAGCCTGGCGCGAACTGAACTGCTGTACCGTCGCTGACGATGGCGGTCTCGCCGTATGGCACAGCGATGCCGGAAATGACGCGGCTTTCGGGTTCGCCGAGTGCGGCTTCGACGGTAACGATGGGGGCGGTAAAACGGATCAAGCGAGTTCCTCCTGGGTGTTCTCTTCTGGCATAGTAGTCGCATTCTCGGCAACGTCAGCGACAACGTTCTCTTCAAGGTAGTCCGAAGAATCAAAGCGCACATATGTGCCTCTGGGGAGTTGCTGCGAAAGCGTTGATGAAATGCACTCGGCGAAAGGTTTCACGCCGAAGATCCAAAGGTCGGCGCGAGCCTGCTGTGACGACTGGTAAGAGTATGCGCCAGTGCTGCACCCAACGAGGTACGCGGGGGCGTTACATATTCTGGCGCACTCTAGGGCCGAGTAGTTTGATGATTCGATCATAAGCATCTTGTCTGGGGTTGCGTTGCTCGGCTCGTAGGTCAGGAACTCGTTTAGCGCGGCGGTCTGATTCGTAGCGCGGGCGGCATTGAAAGCTGCGGCGATTTCTTGAAGTTCGGTTCCTGAGAGTGGTTCGCCACCGGTCTGACGTAGCACGCCCGCCGGTATGGCTGAGGCCGCGTTCCGGTTTCGTGCAGCTTCTACTTTAAGCGCCGTGTCAATAGCCATTTCGCTGGCGTAGATAATTCCTTGATTACCGCTGACGAACTGCACCACGTTCTTTGGGTCAAGTTGCCCGCCTTCAAAATAGATTTCTTTTGACTTGCCGAACCACACGGGGCCAGCCATGTCGGTCGTGTTCACTGACGCCGCTGGGATCCGTGTCGCCTGGGCCATATAGCCGTCAGCTGTGCGGGCGGTGATGTAGAGAAAGGCGCGCCCGAAGAAGAGAAGGTCATCGAGCAACCAGCACCTACCTATCTAATCCAGAAGTCCTTATCGGGGCCGTAAATATCAGCGACCAGGTAACTGCCTGTCAGCTGACGGTGACGGCAGAGGCACTTGAGTCCACAGCCTTCGGCTCGACTTCCAGGGTCTACACGTCAGGTTTATTCAGTAATGAATTAACCATCACTTGCTACGCGTCTTATGCAGCGTCAGAGTCTTACGCGACGCTTTCGCCTTTGGTCGGGACACAGATCGCCACGATCACCGTGTCGCCAGCTGCACCATCAACGCCTGGCACCTACTCGGCGACTAACCCAGGCTTCACGATCTCCGGCGGCTACCTCGAATCGTTGCCAGTGATTAACGCCAGCCTTGGCGAACTCTCCACCTTTGACATCACGATCCGCGGCGGTACCTACACCGTCGACATCACCTGATCTAACCCTTAACGAAAGCAGCCCGACATGCAGTTAACACTTAAAGTAGAACGCCTAAACGAGCAACCCTACGAAGTCAAAACGAACCTACAGGTGATCGTTGCCTGGGAACGCCGCTTCAAGTCGAAAGCCTCAGCGCTTGCTAATGGCGTCGGCATGGAAGATCTCGCATACATGGCCTACGAAGCATCACGCATCGCCGGCGAAATAGTGCCGGCTACCCTTGACTCTTTCATTGCCAGCATCGTTAATCTAGAGATCGTTGACGGCGAACCTGCCCGCCCTACCGACGCGGGACTGTAAGACGCAGTCTCGCCGAGTTATTATTAACCGCCGGCTGGTGGCCTCCTGAAGTAGAGTTCGGTCTAGACGACCTGTCTACTGTGGTCGACATACTCGAAAGGCAGCGCAAAGAGAATGGCAGTCGTTAGCACCATGAAGGTCTACGGAATCCAGGAAACGCTTGCCGACCTAAACAAGTTTGACAAGGTCATGCGCCGCCAGGTTACGAAAGATATTCAGGGTGGGGCCGGTCGTTTGATCGTCAGCTCTGCCCGCTCGATGGTTCCCACTACTTACCCTCTTACTGGTATGCGCCGCGGCTCTATCATCAAAGGGCGCTCAGAGACCGCGTACGACATCAAAAAGGTGCAGGCAGGCATCAAGACTATTGTCGGTCGGCGTGGCACACGCGAGCGTACAGCGACCGTTAACAAGCCTTTGATCGTTGACGGGGTGCGCATCAACAACGCCTATACCGAAACCATCAACTTTAAGGCGCGCCCCTATTCGCTACTTGTCGCCCAGCAGAAAGACGCCGCCGGCGCATTGTGGGATCACGCAGGTATCAAGAACCGTAGCCAGTTCGTTACGAACATGATCGCCGAGGGCAAAGGGCAGAATCGCCAGGCGTCACGGTCGCTCACTCCTGGCGTTGTCGCCGTGTTGCCGGCAGTTGAGAAAGAGTTAGCGCAGATCCTTGATCGTGTTAACAGTGTGATGAACCGCGCCCTACGAATTGAGCATCGCTAATGGCTATTAACCTTCCGATACTTTCAAGCCTCAACACCACCGGCTTTGATAAAGCGAAGAAAGAGTTCGCGAGCCTCAGCAAGACCAGTGACAAGGCCGCTTTCATTCTCAAGAAGTCGATGGTGCCGGCGCTTGGCGCTGTGACCGCGCTTGCTGGCGGGCTGACTATGGCGGCTAAAGCCGCTATTGCTGACGAGAAAAGCACCAAACTTCTTGAGACACAGCTGCGCGCAACGCTCGGCCCTAACCAGGCGCTCGCCGACAGTGTCGCCGATTTCGTTGACCAGACCCAGTTGGCCTCAGGTGTCGCTGACGATGAGTTACGCCCAGCCCTCGCCGGCCTAGTCCGGTTCACTGGCGATGCACAGAAGGCGCAGGATCTTCTAAATCTTTCACTTGATGCCAGCATCGCCACAGGTAAAGACTTGTCTACCGTGTCTACGGCTATCGGCAAAGCGTACGACGGAAACTTCACAGCTCTAAAAAAGTTGGGTATCCCGCTTGATGAGAACATCATCAAAAGCAAAGATTTCGCCGAAGCACAGAAAGCCCTCACGGCACAGTTCGGTGGCGCTGCAGCCGCTAACGCTCTCACCTTCGCAGGCCGGCTACAGATACTTAAGATCCGTTTCGATGAGATGGTCGAGGCAGTCGGCTACCGCGTGCTACCGCTACTCGATAAGACCCTCACCTATCTGGAAGATCTCGCAAAGGCAAGCGATGAGCGCGGCCTGGGCGGCGCACTACTCAAACTCGGCTACGACTTTCAGCGCGCCACGAACCCGATCGCCAACTTCACCGACGCCCTGACAAAGAACGTAGGCGCGGCAGACTCCTTCGGCGACAAGGCGACACAGGCCGCATTCAACGCGCTTAACTGGGGTAGTTCCCTCATCGAGTTAGGCGGCTCGCTATTCGGCGTAGAGATAGGCATACCGCGCGTTAACACTGAAGTCGATGCGCTAAACCGCAAGTTCGCTACCGCCTACAACCTCACCAAGAGCTACAGCCAAGTGATTCTGCAGCTCGACGCCGACCAGAAACGCGCCAACTACCAGAAAGCCGTCGCGGCACAAGCCGAAAAAGAATCAGCCGCAGCCATAGGCCGTAGCACCGGCGCCAACAAAGCAGCCGAAGCACAAGCAAAAAAGACCGCCGCCGCCCTAGCGCGCCAGGCTGAAGCCGCCCGCAAACTTGAAGCCGCCCTTGACGCCGCAGTGCAGACAGTCAAAGACAAGTTTTCGCCGGCGCTACTCAAAGCGAACGACGCGCTTACCAAAGCACAAGACACATACAACGATTTCTACAACTCGACACGCGACGTAGTCTCCGGCCTATTTGATATCGGCAAGGCGTTCACAGATGCCGCTGAAAGCGAAGGCGCCGAAACATTCTTCGGGAACCTGCAGAAGCAGGCAGACAAGGCCGGCGAACTATCCAAAGGCATCGAGGATCTAATCAAGGCCGGGCTAGACGACCCCGAACTATTGCGCTCGATACTTGAAGCAGGTGGCGACACCGGGCTAGAGATCATCAAAAGCATTCTCGCCGGCGGCAAAGAATCCATTGACCGGCTCGCCGGCTTGTCTGAAACAGTCGGCAAAGCGGCTAAAGATATTGCCAAACTTACGGCAGATAAATGGTTCCAAAGTGGCGTCGACCAGGCGACCAAGATCGTTGAGGGTATCCAGTCCGTTATCGCTAACACGACCTTCCAGCTGCAATTTGCGACAAATGTTGAGCAGGTGCAGGGCATCGGCGCAGAGTTCGCGACGAACGTCGGCACAGTCATCGGTGGCGGTACAGCACCCGCCCCGGTACAAAACCCATTCGGCGGGATCCTCGGCAGCATCAACACAAGTAGCATCATGGCCCCAGCCAACAGCGCGGTAACAACATCAAACGTAAACATCAACGTGAACGGCGGCGACCCGAACGCTGTAGTGAGCGCGCTTCGCTCATACATGCGCACAAACGGCAGTGTGCCAATCAAGATAAGCAACGCCTACTAATGGGCAAGGTCGATTTCAGGGTAAGTGCCGGCCCCGCCCCCGGCAGCGTTGTCGAACTATCCAACGTGCAGCAAGTCTCATTTACCACAGGTCGCCAGCATCAGCTTGACCAGTACAACTCGGGTACTGCAAACATTACTTTGCGTTATCCCAGCGGGTACGCCAGCCCGAACACTTCGCTAGTCCCCGGCGGTTACGTCACAATAGGCGCCTACAACTCAACAAACAGTTACGGGCTGTGGGGCGGTCGTATCGCCAACGTCACCGTCGAGTATGGGATCCCTTACGCCGGCAGTGTCGGCCCTGCCGACTATGTGAACATTCAAGCCGAAGGCGCTTTCGCCGCATTTGCGCGTATGAGCGGGAACAACTATTCGATGGCTAGCGCCATATTCAACACCCAGCTCACTCGATGCCGCGAACAGACATCGCTCACCGTTGACACTTCAAGCGGTTACGGCGACGCCTACCTTTTCCCCGCTTCAACTATTGACAGCACCTGGGGCGACTGGCTAAACGAATGTGTGCTCACTATGAACGGTCGCATGATCGACTTCGGCAGTAGCCTCGTCGTGGTTAACGCTTACTACCGCATAGCCCCCACTTGGGGCGGTTTCAGCGATGTACCGGCAGACTGGAACGCCGGCTTCTCGCCATACCAGAAGATCGACTTTCAAGGGATCGGCGACAACTATTGCACCCAGGTGACGGTTGATCCTGCCGATTATGCGGCTCAAACTGTGCAGACTGGCGTCGCGCCATACCGAACATACACAGTTAATACGCTGAACTCGTCAGAAGGCCAGGCGCTTGACATGGCGAACTATCTACTAGCGACATACCAGACACCGCAGCTTGCTATCGCGTCGGTCACTGTGAACATGCAGTCATGCGTCAGCAACAACCTGCCGGGCTATGGGGCGACTTATATCGGTACAGCGTTAACGGTCAAGTTTCGCGGTACGACCTATAACTGCATCATCGAGGGCGTGCAATGGTCAGGGCAACCAGGCGACATTAACGCCACCTTTTTCTTGAGCGGACAGGCGTACAACAACTACCTCATATTGGATAATGCGACGTACGGTCAACTTGACTTCAATAGACTTGGATACTAGGAGAACTTATGGCTATCAAAACATTTACTACTGGCGAAGTATTGACCGCCGCCAACACAAACACTTACCTAGCAAACGCCGGCCTTGATTACATAAAATCACAAACTATCGGAACGGGCGTAGGCAGCGTCGTCGTTAGCGACGTATTTAGCGCTACTTGGGATAACTACAAAATCGTAATGAGTGGCGGCACTATGTCAAACGATGTAGGGATAAATCTTACGCTTAGTAGCAACTCCACTGGGTATTACACCGCGTTTATTTATGGGACATACAACGCGAATACAGTCAACGGGGAAGGCACAAACAACGTAGCCACCTGGGCAAACGCTGGGGGCGGCTATACCGGGGCGGCAGCTCTTGATGTAACCCTTTACGCCCCATTTTTAGCAATAGCGACAAACATTGAAGCGCGTTGCCGATTTGCTTTCAAATGGGGGCAGATGCAAGGGCTAAATACCAATTCAACCTCATCAACTGGTTTCACTATTGCACCCACAATTGGCACAATGACAGGCGGCACCATCACCGTTTATGGATACCGGAAAGCCTGAACAATGCAACTAGCGAACCCGTCTAAAGCCCTAATTCTTTTATGCGCGCTAGTCAGCGTCACCCTGCTAATGGCCCTCGGCAAAATCACCCCAGAAGCGGGCTTACCTGTCATCACCGCTTTCGGCGGCTACGGCCTCGGCAACGGAATTGGCGCCGCATCGAATCAAAAGTCCCCAAAGATCTTCGAGCCGAAGGACAAAACAGAATGAAAACGACAAGCCACACAGTTAACGCCACCCCTATGGCAATCGCCGCAGCCCGCCAGTTCGCCAGCCGCACTATCTACGTTGACCCAGGCGCGCAAGATATCTACATCGGCGGCTCTGACGTCACCACTACCACCGGCGTCAAACTCCGCAAAAACGACATTACCGAAATAATCCTTCCCCCGAACGAGGCGCTATACGCCATCAGCGGCACAGGCGCCCACACCGTGCTAGTCCTCGAACCCTCCACATGATCTACAAAACAAAGACAATCATCAAGCCCGCTGACCTAGCCGGCAAACAAAACGGGCTGCTACCAGCCGCGCTACTCGGCACCATCACAGGCGGCAGACTCCACAAAAACGCCATCGCCGGCTGGAAGGCAATGTGTGTCGCAGCTGCAAAAGCCGGGATCCTGCTAGAGCCAACATCGAGCGCCGACACGTACCGTGAATTAGCGATACAGGAACGCGCCTTCTTTGAGCGTTACAGTGCGAAACCGACCGGCTCAACCGTGACCCGCACCTACCGCGGGCAAACATACTGGCTGAAAAAAGGGTACGCCCCGAGCGCTTCACCCGGCACAAGCAACCACGGCTGGGGACTAGCTGTGGATATCGCCAACGCCAGCGGTAAACGTTTCGCCTGGCTCATAAACAACGCCAACAAGTACGGCTACTACATCGGCGTAGGCGACTCAACAAGCCCCAACTTTGAGCCGTGGCACTGGGAGTATGTTCTAGGAAAGCCTTACGCTGTAGCGGTTTCACGCTAAAGCCTCGCAAACGTAACGCCGGCTCGTTAGGGTATTTTCACCCGACGAAAGGCTCACCATGAAGAAGATCTCAGCGCTATTGTGCGCGACCGTACTCTTATCGGTCATGACCCCCACTAGCCCAGTGCAGGCGGTCGCCCCGAACTGTGACCGGTTCAAGCCGCTGGCCCTTGAGGTCGGCTGGAAGAAACGCGACATACCGCAGCTTCTAAAAATATGCACTAGGGAATCGAAAGGCTTCGAACGCGCTTGGAATCGTGCGGATCCTTACACAGGCTCGTATTCCATTATGCAGATCAATGGTTCATGGAAAGGCTATTTGATCCGACAGGGCTTCATCAAACGCTCGATGACTGAACTGTGGCGACCCCGTTTAGCGCTACGAGTATCGCTACACATTCACAGCTTGTACGGCTGGCGCCCCTGGGCCGGCTCTAGTGCTTGACAATGTCACAGGCGCGTACTACCTTCACAATCACCAACTCACGAAAGGCCACTCACATGCCCTACAACAATGACCCGCTCGCCGCCTACCACGCGGCCCAAAACGTTGACGAGGCTCTAGCCCGTCTATGGTCAGCGACCCGACCCAAAGAAACAAGCACACTCCTACGCAACCTTCGCGCACACGCTTACAGTTACGCGATGAGCGATGCCGAACTCTGCGACGACCTACGGGCCGCCATAGCCAC